GGTAAGGAGAACGTCTTTCCCATATGATACCTGGATTGCCAAAGGTTTCATGCAGGCCACTCCTGGGAACATCATCGACTATGGGTATATCGAGCACGCGATCCTGGATGCCTGCCGGGAGTATCGGGTGAAGGAGATAGCCTATGACCCATGGCATGCGCAACAACTGACATCCAACTTGATGGATGAGGGAATCGAGATGGTAGAGGTCAGGCAGGGATGGAAATCCATGAGCCCGCCTTCGAAGGAATTCTACGAGCAGATGATGAAGGGGAAGATCACGTACGGAGGGAACCCCGTTTTCAAGTGGATGTGCCAGAACGTGGTTGTGGAGAAGGATCCGGCTGGGAACATCAAACCGTCCAAGAACAAGTCCAAGGAAAAGATAGACGGCGTGGTCGCTGCGATCATGGCGTTGGATCGTGCCGTAAGGCATGAAGGTACGCACAGTGTGTACGATGAGCACGACCTGCTGGTAATTTATTAACAAATCGCAAAATTTGTGCAAAAACCCCATGTTTTTAAATTTCACACGATGTAGTATCGGCCTAGAAGGGCTTTAGCCCGATGTTCGGGGGGTTTTAAGATGGGACTGAAAGACTTTATTGATTCCCGCCTCCTGCCGGGCGCATCACCCAATGCCAGGGGATGGGGCGGGTTAAGGCGGTTTTCAAACAACGTCAGGGATTCCGCGTCCATGTTTACGTTCGGCCAGGCGCTGAGCGGGCAGAGGGTGGACGAGAGGACGTCCCTGCAGATATCGACTGTATATGCCTGTGTGAGGCTTTTGGCTGAGTCCATGGCTGCCCTGCCTCTTTACCTGTATAAGTACGAGGATGCCGATGGCGAGAACATGCCACGTCGTGCGCATTATCGGGCGTTCGAACATCCCTTGTATCCGATACTGAACAGGCAGCCGAATAAGGAGATGACGAAGTTCAACTTCATCGAAGTCATGATGACGCATCTCCTGCTTTGGGGTAACTCGTATTCCTATATCGAGCGGAACCAGAAGGGGGAGGTTCTCTCCCTGTATCCCCTGCTGCCGGAACTGGTGGAGGTGGATAGGGTTAAGGGCGATCTGGTGTACACGTACCATGCCTACACGGACGAGCATCCGGGGGAGAATGGTAAGGACATCTATTACCGAAGGGACGAGATACTCCACATCCCAGGCCTGAGCTTCAACGGTCTGATAGGATTTTCGCCTATCGCCATGCAGAAGAACGGTCTGGGCAGCATCCTGGCTGTCGATGCCTATGGAAGCGAGTTCTTCCAGAACGGCGGACAGCTCAAAGGCGTGATCACGCTCGACCATCCGGTCAAAGATTTCGAACGGCTTAGGAAGGGCTGGAAGGCCGCCTATGGCGGAACCAGCGGGATGCACGGTGTCGCCATCCTTGAAGATGGCGCGAAGTACCAGAACATATCCCTTCCACCGGAAGACAGCCAGTTCCTGGCAAGCCGGAAGTTCGGGGTGGAAGAAATCTGTAGGATCTTCCGGGTTCCCCCGCACCTCGTCCAGTATCTGGACAAGGCATCCTATGCCAGCATCGAGGAACAGGGGATCGACTTCGCCACGTATACGCTTGGCCCATGGGCGGAACGCATACAGGATGCCATCGCGAAGGACGTCCTTCTCGAGTCCGAGCGTGACAACTATTACGCCAAGTTTAACTTGAACTCGCTCCAGCGTGGGAACTACCAGAACCGAATGAACGGTTATGCTACCGCTCGTTCGAACGGCTGGATGTCCATGAACGACATCCGGGAACTGGAAGACTTCAACCCTGTTCCGGCGGACAAGGGCGGTGAGGACATCCTCATCAACGGCTCGTATGTCCGTGTGGAAGATGCGGGGCTTGCCTACGGGCAGAATGCCATGGCTGAGCGTGAGAAACAGGCGTCGCAAAATAACAGTAACTCCGGCGGTACGTCCGAGCGGACGGGACGTCAGAGGAACTCTGAAAGAAAGGGAGGTGAGACGTCATGAGCAGGCCTGAACATCAGTTTTGGGACTGGATTAAGAATGAGGAGACCGGGGAACGGATCCTGTTCTTGGAAGGCCCCATTGACCAGGATGACTTTTGGGGTGACGAAGTAACTCCCCATAATTTCAGGGAGCAGCTTGAATCTGGTACTGGTGACATCACCGTCTGGATCAATTCTCCCGGCGGAAATGTGTTCGCAGCCGCCGAAATCTATACGATGCTCCTTGACTACAAGGGGAAGGTTACCGTCAAGATCGCGTCCATCGCTGCTAGTGCTGCTTCGGTCGTGGCTATGGCAGGTGATAGCATCGAGGTGAGTCCTACCGCGATGCTTATGATCCATGATCCGATGACCGTGGCCGTCGGGAACGTGAACGATTTGGAGAAGACCATCGCCGTGCTGAACGAGGTGAAGGAAAGCATCATCAACGCCTATCAGCGGAAGACGGGTCTGACCAGGAACAAGATCGCGAAGCTTATGGACGGTGACGGCACCTGGATGAACGCCAAGGCTGCTTTGGAGTACGGGTTCGTCGACAAGATCCTTTTCATGGATGATAAGGACGAAGACGAGGATTCCGCGAAGGAAGAGGAACCCGATGAGGGTAATGAGCCTGGTGGCGATGAGGATCCGAACGGCAACGAACCCGGTGAAGGGGAAGAGCCTGACAAGGATGATCCGGGTGAAGAGGATGATCCTGATGAGGAAGAGAAACCTTCGCGGAAGGCCGGGATGAAGGCCTGGACGGAGCTGTCCAGGATCGCGGCAAGCGTCAGGAGCGAGTACCAGGCAGGGCAGAAGCGCCAGAATGGTGCTACATGTGACGTGGTTGCCACGTATGACGTGATGCTAAAGCAACTGGAAGTATTGAAAAATTGGTAAAGGGGGAAAAGCCATGAGCAAGATTCAGGAACTTCGTGCAAAGAGGTTTGAATTGTACGAGCAGTGCAAGAACTACCTGGATTCCAAGCGCGATGAGAACGGGCAGATTCCAGCCGACGCGCGGGAAGCCTATGACAAGATGTACAACGATATCCAGAACCTGAGCATGGATATCGAGCTTCAGGAGAAGCAGGCTCGGCTGGATGCCGAGATGAACAAGTCCGCGGGTACGCCTCCGCTTATGGGTGTTGGCGAGCCTAAGGATACGGCAAAGAGTCCGACTGCGACCAACCAGTACAAGGACGCCTTCTGGGCAAGCATCCGTGGCAGGGGCAACACACTGGACATCATGAACGCCCTTTCTGTTGGCGTGAATACCGACGGCGGGTACCTCGTGCCGGATGAGTTTGACAGGAACCTGGTGCAGGCACTGGAGGAAAACAACGTCTTCCGTGGCCTTGCACGTACCATCCGCACCCAGTCCGGTGCACACATGATCCCGGTCGCCAACGACACCATGACCGCTATGTGGTTGGACGAGGGTCAGACCATCACCGAGACTACGACCCAGTTCTCCCAGGTGCAGCTGAACGCCCACAAGCTGGGTACCGCTATCCGTATCTCCAACGAGTTGCTGAACGATAGCTTCTTTGACCTTCCGGGTTACATCGCCGAGCGCTTTGGCCGTGTGATGGGTAACACCGAGGAGAACGCGTTCATCAACGGCACGGGCATCAAGCAGCCTACTGGTATCCTTCATGCTACCGCAGGTGGTACCCGGGCAGTGACCGCTGCATCCGAGACGGCAGTGACCCTGGACGAGGTCATCCATCTGAAGTACTCCCTGAAGGCCCCGTACAGGACCAAGGCAAAGTGGCTGTGCAACGAAGATCTTGTGTATGCACTTCGTACCATCAAGGACAAGAACGACAGGTACATTTGGGCAGACTCTCTGGTTGAAGGTGAGCCTTCCACCCTGTTGGGTTCCGGCGTCATCACTTCCGCGTATATGCCTACCGTGGCTGCTGGGCAGGAAGTTCTTGCCTACGGTGACTTCAGCTACTACTGGATCGCTGACCGTCAGTCCAGAACCTTCAAGCGTTTGAACGAGCTGTACGCCATGAGCGACCAGGTGGCCTTCCTGACCACCCAGAGGGTGGACGGCAAGCTCGTGCTGCCCGAGGCCATCCAGCTCCTGACCATGGCTGGCACCAAGGTTTCTGGTTGATGATCCTGGCGTGACGGAGGTGCCGTGATGTCGCTTGTGAGTTTAGAGGATGCCAGGGCGTATCTGAGGGTGGATTCTACCTATGAGGATACCACCGTGATAACGCCGCTCATAGAATCCGCGGAAGCGATTTGCCGGGAAGTCGCGAGGCTTAGCGCGGCGGAATGGGACGCATTGGCTTTCCATGGGTACGAAGATACCATTACCATCCGTGGTGAGGAGCGAAGCGCGTCCGATGTGGAAGACTGGGGCAACCTGCTCCGGGTATCGGTTCTCTTTACTCTCGGTTATCTTTATGAGCATCGGGAGGAAGCGGACCACCACGCGCTCACCCTTACGTTACGGCATCTCCTCTTCTCCGTTCGAGAAGGGGTGTTCTGAGGTGAAGATTGGCAAGTATTCCGAGAGAATAACGCTCCAGGTGCCCGTCGTCAGGACGGACAAGTACGCGAGACATACGAACGGGTGGGAAGACCTGTTTACCTGTTTTTCCCACGTCATGACATACGAGGTGTCCGAAGGCGGGGACGAGGTGGTACGGTTTACCGACACAGTGGTCTTCGAATGCCGACATTGTCCTGAACTGGAAGACCTGCAGTCCAACACCTGCAGGATCGTCTATAGGGGTCTCGTGTACAACGTCCTGAGCATCGACCGTATGAACTACAACCGTTGTACCGTCAGGTTCAAAGCCCAGACAAAAGGGGAGAAAGCTGATGGCTAACGGCGGGAAAGTAGATGTCGAGAATATGGCGAAGGCAATCAAAGCCCAGTTGGACGAGTACGCCGTCATCACTGGGAAGGAGATGCGGGATGCGGTGCTTGCCACTGGAAAGGATGTAAAGAAGTACATCAAGCAGGTGGCACCGAAGCATGTCCCTACGGACAAAGAGCTTAAGTACGGCAAGTACAAGACCAGGAAGCCTGGGAAGTACGCCGGGAGCTTTACAGTTACCGCCACGGAGGACGAGCCGCTCGAGACCGAGGTGGCCGTTCATTCTAGGACGCAGTACATGCTTACGCACCTTCTGGAAAATGGTCACGCGATAGTGACCGGGGGGCGGACGGGAAGCGGGCATAGCAAGCGTTCCGATGTCCATACTGGAAGGACCGTGGGTCAGGTGAAAGGCATCCCGCATCTGGAAAAGGCAGACGAGCTTGCCAGGACGGAGCTTATGGAGAAACTTGAAAAAATATTGATGGGTAAGTGAGATGCGATATGAAGAGATAGTCGACATGGCCGTGGAATGCGGACTCCCTGCCGCCTATGACCATTTTGCGGAAGGCGAATCTCCAAAACCGCCGTTCCTCATATTCCGGCTTCCGGGCACCTCACCATTTGGCGCCGACAATGTCGTGTACGCGGAGCCGTATAAGCTGGACTTCGAGCTTTATGTGGATGATTCGAAGGATCCCGCCATTGAGGCGAATGTGGAAAACGTCCTCAGAAGCCATGGCATGTTTTACAGGAAGAACGAGGCCTGGATTGGCGCACAAGGCCTATATTTAGTTTTATACGAAATGGAGGTATTGATAGATGCCTAGCACATCGAATAAGATCCGATATGGCATACAGGACGTGCACGTTGCCGAGGCCACCGTGTCTGCAGCTCAGGCGGTGTCCTATGGCACTCCCGAGAGGTTGCCTGGTGCGGTCAATCTTTCGATTGATCCCGAAGGGGATACCAGCCCGTTCTATGCTGACAATGTCGTTTACTACAGGTCTACCGCGAACAACGGTTACACGGGGAGCCTCGAGATGGCTCTCGTTCCTGACTGGTTCCGTATTAAGTACCTTGGCGAGGTCAAGGATTCTAACGGTGTCATCGTGGAGCAGTCCGGGAGTTCCGAGCCTTCCTATTTTGCTTTGCTCTTCCAGTTCCAGGGAGACGTCAAGGCCATCCGCCATGTGTTGTATTACTGTACCGTGTCCAGGCCGAGCACCGAAGGTGCCACCAAGGAGGATTCCATTTCTCCGCAGACCGAGACGCTAAACCTCACCGCTGACCCGAGGCCGGGCGACAAGCTCGTCAAGGCTCGTACCGGGGATGACACGGCGAGCGAGACGTACAATTCCTGGTATACGGCTGTATACGTTCCCACTGTGGACAGTAACGGTGAAATCCAGGTGACTAGCGGCTGATAATGGCCGACCAGCGCTTTAGCATCAGAACAAAGAAAGAATGGCACGGCAGGGGAAGCGGAGCTTTCTCCGCCGTGCCTTTTTATTAAATACGGAGGATAGACATGGAAAGAACCGTTCGGATCGGTGATGTGGACGTGCGGATGAAGTGTACGGCGGCAACACCGAGGATGTACAGGATGCTGTTTGGTACGGATATTTTCCGCGACATCATCAGCATCCAGGGGTTGGAGAAGGCAGGAAACGGGAGCACCGAGAGCCAGCTTGCCGGGATCGGGAGCGGTACCGACGCAATGAACCAGATCGCATATACGATGGCGAAACAGGCTGACCCGGGGATCCCGGAGTTCGATGCATGGCTGGATGGCTTCGGGATGACGGACATCCTGGCAGCCGCTGGTGAGATTCTCGAGCTTTGGGGCGCGAACATGATCACGGGGGTTCAGTCTAAAAAAAAGCCAGACGAATAAACAGGGAGATGACCACCCCACTTTTCCTCCTGCGTTGTCTGGAGACGGGGTTGTCCATCGCGGATCTTGATTTGTTGTCGGTCGGTCTCGTATTGGACATGTGGACGGAAAAGGGGAATGATTCCCTGAAGTACGACTATATAGCGACGCAGGAGGATTTCGATAGGTTTTAACGTCCGAAGGGGGCTAGGTATGTATGGCAAGTAACAAACGGATAAAGGGTATAAGCATCACGATTGGCGGTGATGCTACAGGCCTAGAGAAGGCGTTACAGAAGGTAAACGGATCGATAAATGAGACCCAGTCATCCCTTCGGGACGTGGAAAAGCTGCTGAAGCTGGATCCTACGAATACGGATCTTCTGGCGCAGAAGCAGAAGTATCTGGGTGAGCAAGTTTCCAACGTCAAGGATAAGCTGTCCGCACTGGAGGAAGCCCAGGAAAAGGCCAAGGCCATGGTCGAAAGCGGGGAGCTTGGGGCGGACAAGTACGAGGCTCTCCAGAGGGAAGTCATAGAGACATCGGCTGAGCTGAAGAAGTTTCAAGACCAATACGCCAGCATGTCAACGGCGGCTGGGGACGGCTTCATAAAGGGTCTTAACGAGGATATGCAGCAGACAATGGATAAGCTGCAGTCCGTCAACAACCTGCTCAAGCTTGATCCGGGGAACATGGAACTCCTTTCCCAGAAGAGCGACCTGCTAGGTTCCGCCTTGAACACTGCAAACGATAAGTTCAAGGCTCTGAAGGTTCAGACCGACGAAGTGGCGAAGGCGATTTCGGAAGCCGAGGCATCCGGTTCCGGGGACGTCTCCAAACTGACCAAACAGTGGGAATCCTTGACCGGACAGATGGTTCAGACAAAGGCCACGATTACCGAATTGGAAGGGGAGCTTTCCAAGCAGGATAGCTTTACGCAGGCCTTTGATGCTGTGAATGCGAAACTGAACCAGACAAGCGAACAGCTTGCCGGAGTCAATGAGAAACTCCATTTTGACCCATATAACACCGAGCTTCTGACGCAGAAGCACGAGCTACTTTCGGAGCAGGTGACGAACACGAAGGAGAAGTTACAGCTCCTTCGGGCGGAGCAGGAGAGGCTCAAGGATTCCGCGGATTCCGGTGTCGGGACGGAGGCATATGATGCGCTGGAAGACCAGATAGCAGCCACCGAGGATGCGCTTAGGAACGTGATCATCAAGACGGAGGAGGCCAACGTCTCGTTCGTCCAGCTCTCGATGGTAGGTGATGCGCTCCAGGGGCTTGGTGACAAGATATCCGGTATCGGCAATATGCTGACGCGGAACATCACGACCCCCATCGTGGACTTTGCCAAGAACTCGGTCAACGTCACGAAGGAGTTCGACGCCCAGATGTCCAACGTGTCCGCCATCTCGGGAGCGACGGGGGAAGACTTTGATACGTTGCGTGCGAAAGCCCTAGAGATGGGGTCTACCACGAAGTATTCCGCCTCCCAGGCAGCGGAAGCCTTGAGCTACATGGCTCTTGCCGGGTGGGATACCACGGAGATGGTGGACGGCATCAGCGGCATGATGTCCTTGGCTGCTGCCTCCGGGGAGGATCTGGGTAAGGTTTCCGACATCGTGACGGATGGTCTTTCCGCCTTCGGCATGAGCGCGGATGAAGCGGGACAGTTTGCGGACGTCCTAGCGCAGACTTCCTCCAAGGCGAATACGAATGTCTCGATGTTGGGCGAGTCCTTCAAGTACTGTGCTCCTGTGGCAGGTGCCCTCGGGTATTCGTTGGAGGATGTTGCTACAGCCCTCGGTGTGATGGCAAATTCAGGCGTGAAGGGGTCGGCAGCAGGTAACGCGCTGAAGAACCTTCTTGCCAGTATGAGCGGTCCATCTGACCAGGCTGCTGCTGCCATGGAGGCACTCGGCATCTCCCTTACCGATGAGGAAGGGAACGCGAAGGAACTGATCGACGTTCTGACGGAGCTACGTGAAGGCTTCCAGAACGTGGGGGAGGTGTCGGAGGAATCCGCAAGGGCGATGCTGGCCGCTGCCGAGGATACCGAGGAGACGGCCAAGCAGTCCGTCGAGGAGCAGTATGAAGTGGTCAAGGATTCCTACGACAAGCAGTATGAGGCGACGAAGGAATCCCTGGACGAACAGTATGAGACCCTGAAGGAATCCTGTGACAAGCAGTACGACGCTGTTAAGAAGTCCCTGGATGCCCGGCTGTCCGATCTCAAGGAATCTCTGGATGCGGAATATGAGATCACGAAGGCTGAGTGTGACGCGGACTACGACCAGACGAAGAAAACCCTGGACGCGATCTACAGTGCCCAGAAGGAAGCCTTTTCGAACGAATACGCAGCAGCCAAGGAAGCCTACGAAGCCCAGTATGCAGCCTTAAAGGATGCACTGGATAAGGAATACAATGCCCGTAAGGACGCCTACGACGCCATCTACAATGCCCAGAAGAAGCGTCTGGATGCCGAATACAATGCCCAGAAGAAAGGCCTGGACAGGCAGTACAATGACCTGAAGAAGCGACTGGACAAGCAGTATGATGCCCAGAAGGACGCTTTCGATGGTGAGTATGATGCTCTGAAGACTAGTCTGGACAAGGCATACGATGAACGGAAAGACCAGTACAGTAAGGCCTATGATGCCCTTAAGGACGCGCAATCCAAGGAGCTGGATGCCGTAAAGTCGGCGAACGACAGGGAACTGGCAGCCCTCGAGAAGGCATACGACGAGAAGGTCAAGCTCATCAACGCCGAATATACGGAACGGCTGAAGCTGGTTGATGAGGAGAAGTACAGGCGTCTCAAGGCGTTGGATGATCAGATTGATTCCCTGAATGCTGAAACGGATGCCGAAGAGAAGGCGTTGCGTGAGCAGGAGCGTGAGGAAAAGAAGTCACAGCTCCTGAGGGCGATACAGGAAGCACGTTGTGACGATGAGCTTGCTGATGCCCGTGCTGCGTATAACGAGTATGTCGCAAAGCTGGAGGCAGAGCGGAAGAAGGAAGAGCGTAAGGCGCAGATCGAAAGCCTCAAGGAGCAGAAGGAACAGGTAAAGGACGAAGCCGAAGCACAGAAGGACGCCATAGAGGAAGAACGGGATGCCGCCCTCCAGGCAGCCAAGGAAGAGCACGATGAGAAGAAGGCCGCGCTGACCGAGGCACAGAAGGCCGAGCTGGAATCTTTGAAGGCATACCAAGAGGAACAGCTTACGGCATTGAAGTCCTTCCAGGATTCCGAACTGGAAGCCCTGAAGGCAGCCAATGAGAGCCAGTTGGCACAGAAGAAGGCGTCGCAGGAAGCCATTCTGGAATCCATGAAGGAGTCCCAGAATGGGGAACTGGAATCCGTTAAGGAGTCCCAGGCGTCCCAGCTCGAGGCACTGAAGGAAGCGCAGTCGAACCAGCTTTCCGCCCTCAAGCAGGCGCAGACGGATGAGCTGGAAGCCTTGAAGGCTTCGAATTCTGGCAGGCTTGACGAGGTAAAGAAGGCTAATTCCAATGCCCTTTCCGAACTTAAGAAGGGGCAGGACAGTCGGCTTGAAGACTTGAAGCAGGCTAATTCCGATCATTTGGCCGCTCTGAAAGATGCTAACGTTAAAGAGCTATCCGAACTGAAGAAAGCGAACGCCCAGACGATCAGTGATCAGAAGGAT